AACAGACGATGAAGTTACCCTTACCACGGCGTGTTTCTTTAGCAATTGTGTTTGCTTCACGCTCGATCTGTACGATCAGGCCTTTGAACTTCTCAACTGACCAGCGGCCATCAGCGTCTGATGACAAGTCAAAGATACCTTTTGTGGTAACGTTGGCTTGACGTGCACCGATTTTAGCTTGTGCGTTGATTGTGCGAATTACTTCACGGTTGATTTCAGCAAGAATTTCTGTTGACAGAATGTTTGCCAGCTCTGTTTCAGCATCTAAGCCATGAATAGCTTTGAGATCCTGAGCCAGTTCCAGAGTGTATTCTGCTTTCAGAGCACGTGACTTAGCAGTCACAGTTGCTTTTTCAATGGTGAAGCCCATTTCTGCAAATGCTTCGCCTGAGCCATCACCCAGTGCTTCAGCTTCTGCAGTTGTGTATGCATCGCCAGTTGTTGGTACGTATGAAGTATCTGAATCGACGATAGAAGAATCTACGTCGGTGTCGGTGATACCAGAAAGACCTGAAGGACCTTCTGAACCGCCTGAAGATGTTGATGAGTCACCTGAGTAGTTAACAGGTGCTTCGTCGAACAGTGCTTCATTACCGTTTGATTTACCGGCTTTTGTAGTCTTAAATGTTGACTTCATGGCGAAGATCAAGCCTGTTGGGCCAGACATTGGCTGAACACCACAGACATCATATGCCATAAGGTTAGGCATAGCACGACGTACGAGAGCAATCAGAACTGGGTTCCAGTTAGCAACGTTTGATACGTTGTTGGCTGGAGCAGCTTCGTTCAGCATGCCTTCTTCGCGCAATGCGATTTCTTGGTTTTCCAGAACAGCAGCTGTTACTGCTTTCCGGTGCGCGTCTTTAATAGAACCAGCAGACTCTTCATTCAGTACTGGTGCCCATTTTTCGACGAGCTTATCGTAAGATACTAGATTTTGCATCGTTTCCGAGCTCCTTAATTTTTGGTTTGTCTCTTAATGGCAGAGAGATACTGTGACATTGAATCAGAAGCTTCTACTTCGTATGCGTCTTCTTCATCGATTGCCTCTTCAGTAACTGCAGCAGCCTTTTTAAAGTAAGATTCTTTTACAGTAGTAACTTTTTCAGCAAAGGTTTCTTCGCTGTCAAAATCAATATCTGCGACAAGAGTCTTGAGTTTTTCAACTTGAGTTTCTGCAAGATCACGTGATGCTTCACGGATAACCGCTTCGCGTTGATAACCTTCCAGTTGCTCTGCCATTTCGATGGCTTTACCAGTCTGATCGTTAAGTTTCTCTTCGAGTTCCTCAACTTCAGATGCTAGTTCATCGACTAGGTCGACTTTCGACTCAGGTACTTCGATATATGATTCTGTGAACAGATCTTTCAGAGAGTTCATGAACTTCTCTGCAATTTCTGCTCGCATACCAGATTCGATAGCAACCTTGTTGTCGTCCATCCACTGTTCGACTACGTAGTTTAGGTATGAATCTACCTTTTCTACAAGATCTTCTTTGGTCGTCTTAACTTCTTCAGCCAGCTCTTCTTCGTACTTAGCTTCTAGACGATCAATTTCTTCTGAAAGCTTTGATTTAATCGCAGCTTCGAAGATTGTTTCAGCTTTTGCCTTGAACTCATCAGACAGCGTCGCTTCTTCATTTACCAATGCATTCAGATCATCGGAGAAATCTGCTTGATATTGAATGTCTTGCTTTTCAGCAATTGATTCACCTTCAAACTGATCTTCTTCTACGCTGTCCATCATCTTACCGTATGCAGCCTGAAGATCATGCTTTTTCATAGCATTCATCTTAGTATACATGGCGTTGATCATAGCAGCCTTTGTCTTTGGCATTGGATCCTGCTTAGTGTTGTCGGTCGAACGCTTTGCAGCACTCGGTCCGGCATCGCCAGCAGCATCGGCAGAAGCGACTGATTGAGCTTCAGCATCTTTAGGATCGTGACCCATTGCTTCCATGACTTCGTTCTCGTCATCATGGAGTTCAATGTCCTGATCTTCAATGATTTCTTTATCAGTCATTTAATTGACTCCTTATTATTTAGATTTGAGTAACGAGAGGAAATTCTTGAACTCACGAACCTGTGTCTCATAGAGATTAGTACGCGGAGCCTTCTTAATTTCAGTCTCCATTTTTTCAATAGCTTGTGCTTCAATAATGCCGTTATTCCATACCCACTCTACGCCTTCCATGATCCCATTAACGAATGCGCCAGGAGCAGATGGATCTTGAACAATGTCAATAGCATTGAGTAGAAAATCTTCTTTTACTACCATAGCGCCATTTTGTTGCATCAAACTTCCCATACCACGAGTCGAAACGCCCAGTCCTACACCACCGTCGAGTAAACCTTGTACGATCATACCCATTGGAGTCTCTAGGATTGTGGCTCTTCCCATAACATCGTTTCCCTTGAATTCAAGTTTTTCGATCTTATGCGAAACTTTATCTAAGTTTACCGTCGGACCTTCTGGGTGATTCAGTTCACCAACTGCCCGACCTTTAGAAACTTGTGTATCGACATACCTACCAACTGCGCTTTCCATTGTAGCTTTTGGATAGATACGTCCATTTCTATTCTTTTGATCTGCTTGAGCGAAAATGCCCTCAATGATATACTTCTTACCTTTGCCATCTTCTTTGGCTTCGGTAATCACTTGAAGATGTGAATCATTAAATTCTGCAATGAGTTTCATTCGCTCAACCTTTATATTGTTTCACAAATTCTAGTCCTGCTTTTTCAGCTTCTTTCGAAGTCTTATAAGCATCAAGCCGATCGCCATCCACATATGTAATAAAGCGACCTTGATCTTTATGTACCACGATAGAAATACCTTTAATTTTCTTATCATAGACTTTCTGACCTTTTGGCTTTCTTCCAGCAAGTTCTCGAATTTGTGAAAATTTTTTCATTTTAATCCTTGTATATTATTTATAATATTATTATTTTCTACTGAAATAAAATTATTACTCTGTCTCTTCCTCATCATCATCGGTGACAGATTCTTCCTCTTCTCCCTCTCCATCCGATTCAGACTCATCTTCTGTTTCAAGTTCAAGGTCGAGCTGGTCGTCACCATCCTCATCCCCCAAGATGTCTTCATCATCCTCTGCATCTGGATCTACTCCATTATAGATTTGATCTGCAAGCCGGATCTTTTCTTGTTCAAGAGCATCATTAATTTTAGAGCCCATTAGATCACCAAAGATCTTATTGGCTTTATTATAGTCTTTATCCACTGCATGCTGTACTAGATCGGCAAAGCTAGGATTAGTTTCTACTGCTTCTTCAGACATATTATTGTTCCTCGTCATTTTGTTGTTCATCTCCACTTTCATCAGAAGATTGTTGTGCTACCTGTTCAATATCTTCATCTGTAAATTGCAAAACATTTTTCATAATCCATTCACGTGAGAAGTACTGATCAACATAGTTATTCACCATGTCAAGAGTTTGAACTCTTTCACGAAGGATCTCCATATCTTTTAACTCAGTAAAATGATTGTCCCTGATATAATCAACAGCGATATCATTCTTCATGTTACCCCAATCTTCTTCAGTAATGATACCCTTTAGTTGCAACTGAACTTTTAGAATATCAAGAAAAAGAGAAGAGAAACGAGTTCTTAAGCGTCCGATAAACTTTTGGAATTTAAGTTCATCACGACTAATTTCAGTAGATCTGCCTAAACTGAATTGTGCTTCTTGTTCCAAACGATTAATTGGAACGTTTAATGCGCGATATAATCTCTTTTGGAAATAGACAATATCATCTATTTGACCAAGATTTTCTCCACCGGGAAGTGTAGAAATTTCTGTACCCCTACCGCCCTCACGGCGAGGTAACCAGAAATCTTCGAGCATTGATTGATGTTTACGGTCGTCTTTTATTTCACCTGTTTGAGAATCATAAACAAGCTTGTTTCTATAGCGAGTCATAATATCTTTCATATATTGCTCAGCCTTACCGCGTGGTAAGTTACCTACATCAATATAGAAGATACGCCTTTCAGGAGCACGGGCCAAACGATAGATGACCAATGAGTCCTCCATCATTCTCAATTGATTGAGTGGCTTCAATGCTTTATGTAAGAAAGATAAAACCTTTTTGCGGCTTTCGTCGAGAAGACCAGAAGTAACATATGAGACTGAGTCTAGACTGAGCTTTACACCACTTCCAGCTTGAGAAATATTTGCACCGCTTGTCGGTTTTTCTTGATAAATGTAATACTCATCTACTTTTTCAATAACAGATGCGTTTGTTGCTGTATCTTTTTTCTTTTTAACCTGTTTGACTTTTCTAATCTTTGAAGAGTCAATTGGTCGTATTTCTTGAATACCTGCTTTGAGATTTTGTTCATTCACTACTAAGTGGTGATACAATCTTCCGTCAACATACCACCGTCTAAAAATATCATGGCCAAGTTCGTTAAATGCCAACATAGAAACAACATTATCAAATTCTTCTTTGATTTGCTTTTTAATGCTATCACTTACTTTTAAATTATCCATGTAAACATCAACGGTTTGACCTTCTTCATTGGTCGAAATCGATTCATTTGTAATATCCTCAATTGCCGCATCAACTTCAGGATGCATTGCGACACCACGATATTTCATAATCAACTGATAATTATCTTTCGAATCATCACCGTCAATATTGATATATTGGCCATAGTGACTACCCGATGCTGTTACATAACCAGCACCGTCATCATCTCTTGCAGGAACGATAGAGGGCA